ATAAATTAGAACTTTTAGAATATTATGCAAGTCAAAGTATTTTTGTATCTACATTGTCTGGAAGTGTTGCTACTACAAACGCACAAGATTTTACAAATTTAAAAACATCATTAGTTAGTGGATTTGATGATTTCGAACGATATCTTTATTACGAATCTTCATCTAGATTAACTACATATGATTTGCCATTAGATTTTGTCAATGTTAAACAAGTAACTGGTAGCTATATTAATCCAGTACCTAAAATAACTACAACTAAACCATATACTTTAACATCATTAAGTAGTAGTGCGTTTACTACGTGGTATAACGGATTATATGAATCTGCTTCATTATATGATATTCAAAATATAAATTCATTAACATATACAATTCCAGAATTTATACGTAACGATTCTACTAATGTAGATTTACTTACATTTACTAACATGTTAGGACATCATTATGACATATTACATACATATGTTAGACACATGTCCTTGATTAATAAACGAGAAGAAAATCCTAAATTAGGTATGCCAAATGAATTGTTATATTCGGTAGCAAAACAATTTGGTTGGTCTTTAACAGATGGAAATCAATCACAAGAATTGTGGCAGTATGTATTGGGTACTTCTGAAACAGGAATTCCAATGACAGGATCAAATTCAGTTGGAGATCCTTCAGTTTCTGGTCAAGATATGACTTATGCAATATGGCGACGCATTGTTAACAATTTACCATTATTATTAAAGTCTAAAGGAACTAAACGAAGTATACAAGCATTACTGTCATGCTATGGTATTCCTCAATCGTTAATGACTATTAATGAGTATGGTGGTCCTAGATTAGATAGAGCTCCACTATATGAAAAATTAAATTTTGATTATGCATTAGATTTAATTACAAATACAGCAGGTACAGTAACGGTTAATTACGATCAGCCAATTGAAGCAGTTGAACTTAGATTTCGTACGGATAGTGTAATAACTAATCCGTTGTTACCTAGTACCATGAATTTATTTACTATAGGAACTAACACAGTAACATTAGATTATACTTCTGGTACGATGGGTACTATACAAATCAATGGTAGTAGCTCAGCAGATATTGAATTATTTGATGGTGGGTGGTTAAGCACAGTATTACGTAAAGATGGATCTAATTTAGAAGTTGTAGCTAAAAAATCTAAATATGGAAAAATTATAGCAGCTGTAACCGCATCTGATGTGGCTTCGTTTGCTAGTAGTGGAACATTAACATTAGGTGGTACAACAGGCGGCAGCCGATTATTAGGACAACTTCAAGAATTAAGATTGTGGACTTCAAGTTTACAAGACTCTCCATTTAATAATCACACAAAAGCCCCAGGAGCATATGATGGAAATTCAAATGCATATGATGAATTAGTTTTTAGAGTTCCATTAACACAAAAAATTAATCATGCTACAACTAGTAGTTTAACTGGGGTAGAACCTAATAATTCTGGAATATCTGCATCATTTGCAAGTTGGACTAATAATACCCCATATGACTCAATTGAGGAAACATATTATTATGATGGTATATCATTAGGTGCTGGTACATATGACGATAATAAGATTCGTTTAGAATCTAATGAACTAATTGGATCGTTAGACGTTAAAACTAGAGCCGAACGTAGTCAATTTGATAAAGCCCCATTAGATAGTGCAAAGTTAGGAGTATATTTTTCTCCACAAACAATGATTGATGAAGATATTATTGCACAATTAGGATTCAAATCACTAGATGATTATATAGGAGATCCTGGAAGTGTAAATGCAAAATCATATCCAGCACTAATACAGGAAGCTGAAACATATTGGAAAAAATACAGTCAACAAAATGACATTAATGCATATATTAGAATATTTACATTATTTGATTTGTCATTCTTTAAACAATTAGATCAATTATTACCAGCTCGTGTAAATAAATTAACCGGATTATTAGTTCAGCCAAATATATTAGAACGTAGCAAAGATACTATATTACCAAAAGTTGAGCGTGTTAATAGCACATATAATACAATTATAACAGATACTCAAGTAACTGCATCTGGATATTATGAAAAATATGATGCTAGTATATCTGATGATATATATACATTAACTGCAAATGATGATGATCAATTGCAAGGATATTTAACATCTTCTGTGGCGTCTAAATATGGTGGTACTACATATGTATATGAAAATCTAATTAGATCTGGAAGCACTTATATAACGTCATCTACCCCATATTGGAGAAGTAGAGGGGAACAGCCAGTAATATTATCAGCTAGTTTGTCTGAGATTAAGCAGGTACCAAATCAATTAGGAGCCCCATATGGTGCATATTCATATGGTACTGGGATTTATGGAAGTGTGACTACATTGAAATTTGCCCAAGTTCAAGATTATTTACCAACTGGGATTGACAATCAAAAATATAATGGATCTAAATTAACTAGTCCAGATTTTAATATTGCATCAATACAAACAATTGATGGTGGACCTGTTGTCGAATCAAGAGAAGCAAATGGGAATCAATTAATATATACAAACCAACCGGGAACTCAAGGTAGTTTTATATTAACGTAAAATCTAACTGAAATATATTTATAATAAATAAAAGGTAAATCAATATGGGATATTTAAATAATAGTAGTGTAACTGTCGATGCGATCCTTACATTAAAAGGGCGTGAGCTGTTAGCAAAAGGAGGTGATGCATTTAATATTACTCAATTTGCAGTTGGAGATGATGAAATCGATTACACACTATGGAATCCAGATCATCCGCTGGGAACAAATTATTATGGCACAATTATAGAAAATATGCCAATTACAGAAGCAATACCAGATGAAACTCAGGCATTGAAATATAAATTGGTGTCATTACCAAAAACGACAGTAAATATACCAATCATATCAGTTGGAAATTCTTCTGTTATATTACCGGGGCCTGGGACTAGCAATATTATTGCACCAAATACTGGTAATTTAGTTGGCGGAAATTCAAATTTAGGATATACGGCAATATTATCAGATTCTAGTATTGCAGATCTAACGGTAACTAGTGCGTTGACATCACGTACATTACCTACTACTCCAAGATTTATTGGGGATAATGAAGACGCACAAAGTGTTGCTGTTTCTGGATTTGAATTTAGAATAGCTGCTAAAACATTATTAGTTACATCTAAAACAGCAACAATAACAATTATTGGTAATGAAACTGGTGGGGCTACTACAATTAATTTAACAGTAAAGAAAGCATCCACTGCTACTATCACAAATGCGACTTCTTAAAATAGGAAAACATGAAAACAATTAAATATCTAAAACAACAACCAAAGTTAGGAGTAGTCCCTGTCGGTAGAGCTGCAGCCGGAGTTGGTGGAAATACATCTCCTGCAGCACAACCAGTAAACATTGATGCTAATCAAGTAAATCAACAAGTACAACAGTTGGCACAACAGTTGGCTGCAGAAATGGTAGCTGAACAAAAACAAATATCAATTCTGTCTGCATCAGGTAGAACATTTACTAGATTTGATATGAATGCTGATGTTGTAAAAGGACAAGCAGAAACAGTAACTGCTGGGTTATGGAGTGGTAATGTAGCAAGTTTAACTACTTATTTTACATCGTCAACACAAACACAATCTCAACGTAGATATTATGTCGATATATTAGATGGAAATCCTAGCACAGATGGTTCTGCAGTTCAATTTGCTGCAGCATATGGTAATGCTTTAGGAAGTGGATCGAATTCACAAGGTCAACTCAATGATTCTCCGTCTAAGGCAATTTATTCACAATACCGACAACTTTTATTGAATCCAACCGATTCTAGATTTACCACAGCAGGATCTGGGAGTACTGATTCTATATATGTTGTTAATTTTAAACGTAATCGTTTAAAAGAACGTTTAGATGCTGGTAATTTTGAATTGCCATTAAGATATATGTCAGCTTCATTGGATACGAATGCGACTGGAAGTAATGTAGCAGTTAGTAGTAGTGTAGTTGTTTCTTTGATTGATGATTCAAGTGTTGCTAGTGCAACTGTTGGAGACTCGGGGCGTGTTTATAATATTGTATCTGGATCAATTGACGGCGGTGTTTATAATTCTACTAGCCCAATTTATTATGGATTAGTTTATCCTGATTTTGGTACAATGATATTAGACGGTAAAATGTTAGATCAACAATTAAATTATCAGACTAACACCGGCTCTAGTTCGGAAGGAAATAATCATTTCCGTTTATTCCATTCTGTTTCAGGATCGTCTTTAATAACTAATCCAGCAACTACCGATCCATATGGCTTTTTAGCAAGAAATTCTGAAAAAGTAACTAGTACACATTATTTTGTAAGAATAAAAAATGGAGATTATAATTTCTCAAATAATCCTTCATATATAACTGGTAGTGATGGTCAGATTGCACAAACCACATTTGTTGGTGATCCAAAGACATATATTACTACAGTTGGATTATATAATGACTCTCAAGAATTATTAGCAGTATCTAAATTGTCTAAGCCATTATTGAAATCATTCCAAAGTGAAGCATTGATTAGAGTAAAATTAGATTTTTAATATTTCACCACGTATTTTAGCCTCGTTATATTTATATTAAATGTAACGAGGTTTTACTATTATGTCGGAAACGCAAATAAACAATGAAGATATATCTGAGGGATTGTATCCAACCGTATTTAAAAAAATAGATTCAACAGATATTCAAATCAATCCATTTCAAGCGCATAAAACATTTACTGTTTATAGTGGAAGTGCTACTAGTAGTATGTTACCACTTCAAGGAGTTTATATTAATCCGGCATATTTACCAGCATTAGAAACAACGTTAGTATATAATGACGCATCTAATATTGATGGTAGTTTACAGAGTATCGCATATTTCTCAGTTAATCATTTGTTTTATAAGAATAAAGAACAACCGTATTATAACTTTGGACAAACCAATTTAAATTTAACTAAAAAATTCTTATATGAAACTGCTAGTATATTTTCATTCCCACAACCTAAAATAGGGGAGGGTGTAAAATTAGCATCATTTCAATTAACAGTGCCAGGTACAGCATCATTTACTTCAGATCGATATGGTAATATTAATGATAGCACATTTGACACTTCATCTATTATCCACAATCAATTAAAACTATATGAAGGGTTCAATGAATATTTTGATACTACACGTATTAATTATGAGTCTAGTGGGATAACATATGTTGATGGCATTGTTGCATCTGATGGTGATACTTTACCAATGGGATTGGCTGCAAAATTTGATGGTGCTGGATATATCGAAACAGAAATAGCTGGAGAATACGATCGAGATTCAGATTATTCAATATCCATGTTTATTAGTGGATCTAATACTGGTACTGATAATCAATTAATACTTACAAAAGCTACTAGCTCTATAACTCCACAATACCCATTTAGAATCGAATTAAGTGGAAGCAATCAAATTGAATTTAGTGCACAAGGATCTCCGACATATAGATCAATGATAACTAGTTCAGCTGATGTATCGTCGTCATGGACACATATCGTTTGTCAAAAAACAGGTAGTTCAATTCAAATGTATGTTGATGGTGCATTGCATGCTTCGGAAACAAATGAATTGTTTAACAATAATAATCATCCACTTAGTGCTAGCTCTAGAATTGATAATTTACAAAATTTAAGTATCGGTGGTTATGGTGTTGCTAATTCTAATTTGCAAGGACAATTAGATGAAATTCGAATATATAATAAAGCATTATCAGCAACTGAAGTTGGATATTTAGCAGATCGTACAGAAGGCGGTGCATTTTCACAAACAGCAGTAGTTGGTAATATTTTTGAAAAACAAGGTATTGGAGTAATATCCACAATCGACTATCGATATCAAAACATATTAAATTATCCGTTTACTGCTTCATATAAAAGCACAGTTACAATTCATGAATTAGGCATAACTGCTAAAATAGATCAAGGCGATTTTAATATGTCTACCAATGTTACATTGACAAATGATGATAATCAAACATATCGCGGATTTGTTTCAGGTAGTGATTTTTCTCCGTATATAACATGTATTGGATTATATAATGCAGAAGGACAATTATTAGCAATCGGTAAATTGGGACAAGCAATCAAAAAAAGAAATGACGTTGATGTTAATTTCTTGATACGAATTGATTTAGACAAGAACATAGTAAAATGATAAAATTAAAAAACATATTATTTGAATTAAAGGATCTGGATATACGCAGATTATTAAGTAAAATTAATAACAATGAATACCGATTCTTTGATCAAGGCGACAATGGTCGGGTTTATGAAATTGATGGTGAAGATAAACTTTTTAAAATAACTAATGAGTCTGACGAATTTGATGTTGCTACTGTTATCGTAGGCAGAGGAAGTGAATTTAGCACATTCATACCAATATATTATGTTGATGATGTTAAACAATTATACATAATGTCTAAAGCTAGCTCTTTAAACAATAACGACATAAATAGCATTGACGTGTTTATGAATTCATATAAAGAGTATGCTCGTGAAATAGGAGGCGAAGCTTCGGTATTTGATTATATTAATGCAGACGGCGCACGAGACGTAGACCCCGAATTAATATCCTTTTTACGAGCGTTACAACGAGATATTAATAAAATGGGTATAATGGACCTAGATTTAGATTTAGACTTTAAAACCGATAATATAATGCGTTGGCAGGGTCGTCTAGTTTTGATAGACTGGTAAAATACAAATAAACATATTTATATAAAATGGATAATAATAAATGACACGATTAGAAAAAATAGTATTAGAACAAACAAGAAAA